CAGCAGATCCTAGCTTACCAAATGCATCAAAGTAGCCAGCCTGTTCAGCAATCTGCCCAGCACCTCGATACAGACTTGCTTGTATTAGGCCACCGCGTTGCGCCATATCTGCATTTTGTAAAGCAAACATAAACTCTTTGCCACCACGAGTATTGTTGACTTGCTGTATCAATCCAGCCGATCCCTCAAATCCTTGCGTACCACCAGCAAAGCCACGAGCCACTACAGCTGCGTTAGCTTGGTTGGTACGTCTAAGAATATCGTTAGCCTGTAACTCATACTGCACAGCTCTGCGGTCAGACTCAACCTCTGCTTGCTTTGCTTGCATCTGATACATCTTGTTGCGGTCTTGGCCAGCCTTGATAGATCCAGCTGCACTAACAGCAGTTAGTGTAATAGCGATAGCTGTTACTGGGTCTTGATACTTTTGTCCAATATGCTTGTTTACGGCTGGGCCATTAAATGGGTCACCAATTGGGCCATCAAAGTTTTTAATGTCTTGTCTAGAAAATCTCATATTAAGTTCCCTGATGTGTTGCTACTTTGTACTCTAAACCGAGCAAGGTCATCTTTAATGGTATGTCTTGCTCTACAGTAATCTTGCCCTCTGTCGTATAGCCTCGTAGTCCATGTATTGTTTTGATGCCAGTAAACTCATCAACTGCTTCATCAAGAATGTCACCAAACGCTCTAAATGGCACCTCAATGGTATTAATCTTCATGTGCTGGGTACTAGCCACCAACGCGTTAACCTCAACAATTCTTTTCTTAAATGCAATGCGTGTGCCTGTCTGTAGCTTTAGGTCTACAGGCATGGTTACTGCCTTGACTGTCATAGGTAAGCCTACCTCAAATTTAGTAACTGATGAGCGTGGGAATGTAACTGTTCCACCACCCGGCACGACTTGGTTAGCTTGTACTGATCCATCTAAAATTACATTGACTGTTTCTGTAGCTACATGGCTCATGGATACTGATGCAGCAACCCCACCAGTTTTGGCAGAGTCTGTAAGTAAGTCGTTGTCAAAAGCCTCGACGTAGTATTGGAATACACCATTTACATTACGTTTTGCTACCACATAGATGGTTGAGATATCTACACCCACATCCACAAAAGATCCGTCCACAGTAATGAACTCTGATGGAGCAATGACGTTTTGGGCGCGGAGTAATGAGAACACAGCCATCGTGCCGTCATCTGAATTAGTAATTAGCAGTAAGTCGTTTTCATCAGTAGCCACAGACCTACGCAAAGCCATACGAGTTGGAGTACGCAAGAGATGGCCAGCAAGTAACGATATCTTCTGCGTGACGTATGTAAGCTGCGTATCAGTATAAGCAAACTCATTTAATGATTTCCCTTGTCGTTGCACAAACAGGGTGCCAGACTCTAACTGTTGAACCCTAACACCTTCTTTAATGCCGTTACGGCTTGCTGTTTTAACAAAGAAATTCGTTGGAGTAATTGGGTCAAGGCCGTTTTGAGGAACATAGAATTCACCTCCTGTTGTAAATACTTGTAAGTCTCTACCAGAGATAATGTCAACAATTGCGTTGAATGTGTTGGTGTCTAGTGTTGCCTCAATAGCATCATCATCCAACCCTTCAGTAGGATCAAAGTCAAAGAACAGTCCAACCTTAGAACCCCATATTGTTGATGGCCTAGTCTTAGACCCACCAAAATATAAACGGCCTTCGTGGAATGTTACCGAGCGTGGATATCCTTTTGTTGCACTCCACACATCTTCATAGCCAGACTCTAGCTCCCACGATCCATTAGCAATAGCTGTTGTGTTAAAAAATGGAAACTCAGTAATGGCATCAACAGAGGTTGTCGATGTAAATTTAACAATCTTAGCTCTGCCCTGTGGTGTTGCGTTAATATATTGATTAACATTGCCAGCTGAAAATACAGCAGATGAGGCGGTTAATGTAACCTTACCAGATACAGCGGATGGTGTTAGGGTACCAGCTGGATTAGAAAAAGCAGCGGTGAAAGCATACTTTGGAATAGAGTCAAAAGTAATAGTTGAGCCTGTCCATGTTGCATCTGTGCCACCTCGGACAATCTTAATTGGTGCAACATCTGGGTGAGTCACAATGAGTGTATCGGCAGACTGTGTCCACACAATATTAGCCAACCTAGCACCAGTTAGCCCTAGAGCTGACGTATCAAGAAAATTGTTACCGCTACCATTAATGTTTGTAATTAAAGTTTTGTTTTTAAATACAGTCATCCGATTATGCGTAAAACAAAGCATATAGGAGTCTGATGTGCTGAACTCAAACTCAACTAAACGTGTGCCATTGCCAGCTGACTCTGCTCCTGTATTTGCTAGAGCTGATATAAATTTTGTACCTGGTCTACGTCTAATGCCACCCTGTGGCTGACACACCACATTGGTAGCCTCTTCTAATGCGTTCTGATAGGCAGCCAAATCAACCCTTGCTCGCAGCAATGGGTCTAACTCACCAGTAGAAAAGTTTGTCTGGATAGAGACAAAGCGAGCCATTAATACCTCACAGCAATAAGTGAGAAATCATTAATTGCGTTAGTTGGACTACCGGCTCCATCAATGTTCATAGCCTGTCTAAGATAGCCTCCGCGCCCATTCTCTGATGGTGATCCAATAGCAACAGACTGCCAATACTGGCTCTTCTCGGTCTGATCTGTAATGGGTAAAGCGAGGTGCCAAGTCATCATGTACTTGAGCAGCTGCACAAAGTAGCTTGGCATATCGTACTCAGGTACAGCGTATTGATAATCAATGTAAACCTCTTCATAGTCAGTCAATAGTTTGCTGCCCATGATTCTGTATTCTTTACGAGGTGGGATGCCAACAGAATTACTATCGTAAACAGCTCTAGGCGATCCTAATCGGTCACCAGGCAGTTGATACTCGTAACGATATTCGTTAGTAGGAGTTGTCACCAATTGAGCTATAGATGTCTTTTTAAAAGCAAAAGACCAAGGGTACAGCATTAGTGCTTGGCTACGAATGTCTGGGTATAGGCGATCTGATATTGATGCCTCCTCGCTACCTTCGTTAAATGAAGATATTGGCTTTGCGCCTAACATTACGCAAGCATCAGAACATATTGATAGTGCGGTATCGCCAGCTGCCATTTAAATCTCCAATGTAAGAATGGGCTATCGCCAGTTTTGCCAGCAATAGCCCATCTTGTTACTAGATACTATTAGTCAGTATCGGTTGCACTTATAGTTGTACCATCAGCAATGTCAACCACACCAGCTGAAGACACAGCGTTGACGTAAGTCAACACTAAGCTGGGGGTAGTAGCGTCATAGACAAAAATAATGTCACCCACTTTTAACAGCGTTGCAATGCTGTCAAAGTAGCTTACAGTATTAACTGTAGCTTGGGTGTCTGTTGTTTTATATAAATACATCGATGGTGCATTACCAGACTTCGATGCACAAACAGTTACTAAACCAGTATTAGAATATGCCATATCATTCTCTCCTTAGATTAAGATTCGCGAGCGGTGATTTTGACAATACCCTCATCATCGATGTTAATTGCACCGGCTGAGAAAATGCTGTTCACGAGGAACGAGGTCTTCTCAGGGATGTAGTTAACTTCGGTGCGTGGAGCAATAGCTTCTGCATAGCCGATGGCATCTCTGTGGAAAGCAAAGCAAGTGCGGTCTAAAGACGCATCAACTGCTAGGCCACCCTCAGAGCGGTCACCAAGGATATGGAAAGTAAAGCCCAAGAACGTATTGATTTCACCAGCAACAAGAGCTTTAACAGTATTGAAGTCAGAGCTAGTTACAGCTGTCTCAGACAACAACGATGCTAAACCATTTGCGTGGAGGATAATGTTACGACCCTCTGGAGGTACGTTATTTTTATCCAACAACTTCTTGGCTTCACGCAACTTGGCTACGTTCATGTTGGTATCGCTACCACCGATATCGTTAGAAACAGTCAAGCTGGTGCTAGATGCTGTCAAAGCATCAAGAATCAACTGGTCTTGTCTACGGCCAATAGCGTGGCCTAGAACTTGTACAAGCTCTTGGCGCTCATCAAAGTTAACTTTAGCCTGGCTAAAAATGTCGCTGTACTCAGCGGCATTAAAGTCAGATAGGGTGCAAGTTACACTTGAAAATGCTACGTTTAATGGAGTTACGTCAGATTGTGCAATGCGTGGGGTAGCCACACCTTTGCCAACCTTTGGAAACTTAACAGTAGAGCCTTCAACTCCTCTACGCTGACGAACAGCACCTACCAGCATTGCTTTGCCCTGGAAAGCCTGTTTTACCTCAGCATCAAAGAGGGTAACAAAGGCATTAGATAATGAAATGCTCATGTGTTTCTCCTAAATAGGTAAAAAATAAATTGGGTTTTTGCTTTGGTGTGCCTGTTGCCAGGGCCTACGCTTGCTACTTGCGGTAGCCAATCGTCAGATTAATCTGCATCAAGGGCCAACTAAATGGTATGCCTTAATGAGTTTCTAGCAGAAATGTAGGAAAAATACAACATCTAGTGAAATATTTTTTACATCTACTAAATGTGGATAAAAAAACCCCCGGCAAACTGCACCGGGGCAAGGGTCACTCTCGTGAGGAGATTCTTTATATTAGCCGAAATTTTGAGCAAACATCTTCTCAACCTTGGCTCGGTAGGATGGGTCTGTCTTGTACTTAGGATCACCAACCATTTGGTACAGTTCATCTTTAGATGGAGCGCCCTCAACTGGCATAGACTCTGTTGGGATACGAGACCCTTCATAGGTCTCACGCAGTTTCATCAAAGCCTTTAAGCCTTTGGCAGTACCGCCCATATACTTAAACTCTTCAAAATCATCTTTGCCCCATACCCCTTTGTTTACAAGACCTCTAGCCCAATCTGTCATTCCTTTAATAATGACATCTGCGTTAGGGCCAAGAGA